TTTGTTCACCTGTAAAACAAAAGAGAGCAGATCGCTCTGCCCTCTTTGTTAAGTCATTAGACTTTAGGACCAGATCCCATATCACCTGATACTGCGATAGTGAGTGGTGACACCCATACCGGACTATCTGGTGCTACAGTTGGTGCTACGCTACTTACATAACCTACGCCCCAATAGGCAAAAGTATTTGAAGGTAGTGTATTACCAATATTGGCGCTGTTGTTCAACTGAACTCTGAATGCAACTTTAACACGATTCTGGCTTAGACCAGAAACACCATAGTTTGGTGCTGTGTTTGCAGTCGCGGCATTATCACCAAAGAACTTCTCATCATCGATAACGATATTTGTTGAAATCTCGTTGTCGCTTGGAGTTGTTACCTTGTTGATACTTGCAGAACAGAAATCAGTCCAACTGAAAATGCCAGTACTATTAGTAACAGTAACATCTTGTAAGCAACTTACGCTTAGTATGTTGCCTCCTAGAAAACCATTACCGGTCGCACTAACATTAGAGTTGGCGATATCAGTCGTTAACAACAACGCAGGGAAAGTTCCCGTTGTGTTTACTGTAATGTATGCCATTTTATTATCTCCTTAAGTTAGTGGCGTCAATCATTAAAATTCAATCTTTTTAATGTGAAAGTATAGGTGCGTTTTTCACTACGATTACCTAATACAACATCTTGAACAAATGTTACTTCAAAATAACCATTAAAAAATTGACTGTCTGCTGCCATGTTTTGTATGCGTTCTTCAATAAAAATCCATTTAGGATCGTCTTGAACACTAACAAACAATACTTGGAAATCATCAGTCATATTATAGATACTTCCGCATGGTTGCGTACCTAATTGATATACTTCCCTATTTCTAGTTGATACATCGCTCACATAGATACCATATGGTACTATATCATCAGCCGCAGGATATATACCTGATACTTCAACGATAGGCACAAGTGTTTCTGTGACTACCTTGAGATAATCAATTATATTCTGCTTGACTAATAATGGTACATTTGACATTAGAAATACCTACGGTCATTATTGAAATAATCCACATCTGCTGTCCAATTTTCTTCTAACTTAGTTGTCGGTCCGTTAGGAGCGTCTTGGTTCAGATCATAGAAGTTCATCAATTGTAGTGCTTTTTCCCATTCATACTGATATCTACGCAATGCATGATCAAAGTTAGTCTTATCAACATCGTTGATATTACTGACATCTGATACGATTGATTCATAGAATATCTTTACCGCCATGAATGTATCAAGGCGTATCAATGTCTGATCATTTTTGATGAGCAGACTTGGATTGAATGAAGATATTAAAGCACCATTAGGTAAGTTAGTGTAATAAGTAGCCCCTAACACCGTATCGCAATACTTAGGCCACCAGCCAAATTCAAGTTGATAAAGGATCTCTTGACTACCTACATGGAAGTAGTCATCCCAATTAACATTCATTTGTGCCGCACGGCGTTCAGCGGCAGGATCATAAAAGATTATGTCCTGTACTGTAGCATTACTAATTCGTTGATAGGGGACTGACATATTAAACTTTTCCTATATTATTCAATCATTAAGCCTGAATGATGTTGATTGCTCCACCGCGTCTTGGATCGGCAACACCTGAACCCATGTAGGCTACGCCTGTGAGCCACATCTGCAATCCACCTGGCTTCTCACCCATCTTGATCTGTAGACCTTCTTTGAGTACAGTAATCAATGCTGTCTCGTGGAAGTATGCGCCTACTAGAACATTTGAGTTTGAACCTTGACCAAGTAATGGACGAGTTGCGCTTGGTAGGAAAGTAGTGAATGCGACTTTACAGCCGTAAACATTATCTAAACGACCAGTTGCTAGCAATTCGTTACCTAATGCAGATACCTGTGAACCACCGCCGTATGTTGGGTTGTTGACAGCACCGCCAGTCAATTCAGCAAGCAAGCGATTCATTGAAGAACCATCTTGTCCTGGTACGCTGCCTGGATATGAATCACCATTGCTGTCAAGAACAATGATTGGTGCGCCTGGTAGGCGAGCAACCTTGTAGTTCTGCTTGACATTACGGATCAACTCAAGTACGCTGGCACTAGTGAAGCCTGTAGTCCAACCTGCTGTGTTGCTTGGTAGACCTGACTGCATTAATTCCATAGCACCTAGTTCAGTAGGACGGGCGAAACCGTCTGCTGGTGTTGGTGAATAGTTTGAGTTAGTTGGTGTTGCCTTGAATGACAAGAAGGCTTGACATACACGAATGTCTACCTTTTCACCATAACTCTCACCGAGTTCAGCACCTAGAGTTGCGGCAAGTTCAAAACTTGTAGTCCATGCGTAGAAAATATCAAACGCTGTGGCTGCGACTGCTGGAGTTGCTGTGATGCTACCTTGACCCAATGCTGGATTCTGTTCAAATGCCGCTGGAGCATTGCCGAAACCTGCGTTGGCCGCACCTGTGTTAGGATTGTAATCCTGGTAGGTGATTGGTGCGAACTGTGGTACTAAGTACTGGTTACCTTGATTTGGCGCAACAACAGTAGTATAGTCCACTAGACCTGTGCTTTCGTGCATGGCACGAAGAGCGAAGTTTGCAATTGCAGTAGTGAAGCCATCGGCTTCATTATTGCCACCGCCTAGTACATATGCCATTTTAGTATCTCCTTAATTTGGCTTATAGGACTTTCTTAGACATCGCACTAACACTCACGCCTACTTTTGCATTCTTCAATCCAACACCTTTACCTAGACCATTTCTAGCAGCCCAGGCATTGAATGCCGCAGGATCCTTTGAATAGTCAGGTATAGCATCAGGTTGTGCACCAGCAAACTGTGTTTGTCCCATACGAAGTCCAGAACCGGTCTGAGAACTTGAGCCTTTCAGCAACTTAGGGTTGCCTTGAGCGATCTCATTCACAAGACCATTTAGTGTGAGTGGATTACCGTCCATACCATAGCGTTCTTGTCCCTTCTGATTTACGATTGTAAAAGAACCATCACGATTCATCTTGATGTTACTTTTAATCTTCTGCAATGCGTATTCTTGTAGATCAGGATCAAATTTCTCGCCCATGTTACGGAGAATCTCTGAGTCTAGTTCTTTAGTGCGTAATGCTCGTTCCTTAGAAGCGAGGTCTCTTTGCAACTTCATGAACTGGTCTCTTAGATCAGTATTGTCAGTAGAACGATCTTCACGCCCCATGCGTGAGTCTGATTCGTCTACCTCCACTGGCTGTGCGTTGCCACCGCGTTGACTACTAGTTCTTGCGACATAGGCTAACGCTGCCTCGACTGATTCAAATTGTTGACCGCTTGCTTGTGACAATGCGTTCAATATTGAACTAGTGGTGCTCTTGCGAATAGCACCTGCCTTAAAATTAGTATCAGCATCATTTGTAACCTGTTCTGCATCAGGGGCTGTATCGTTGCCAGCGAGTTCGTTTTCGTTCATATTTCCTCTTTAGTTATGCGTAACTACCGTAAGTTATCTACCTGTGTTCATACCAACAAGTTGTGCTGACACAGCCTGTTGTGTATAAAAACTCTGTCCAGTATAAGTCACAGGTGTACCTATACCAGCATCATCAACACCGGCACCATCGATGCCGCTATCAAATTCTGTTGTGTCGCCATATATGGCTTCATTCTCACCGAAATCTTCTGGCGTTGGTATCTGATCGCCAAGATCACGGCTCAACACTTGTTCATTTTCCTCAGTCATCAATTGCTTGACGCTAGGATCAGTAATCGTATCTATGTAGGCTTGTTCATATTGGCCTATCGCTTCGGTGGGAGCAAGCATACCGATAATTTCTTTAGCGATGAGGCTATCAATGATTGGATTGCTCTGTACCAATGTCTTAGCCTGTTGGAAAAGTGCGAGCCTATAATTTGTATCGTGTGCTTCATAATCTGTATTGTAATTAACTTCTCCTGCCCAACGCATGTTCATAAATCTGGCGGCGAAAGTAAAGATCAATTCTTCAGTAATCTCCATCAATCGGGCTTTGCTCTTTGCGAGTCTATGTAATTGTTTTCTTTCCTCGATGATGGCGATACCACTAGCGATTTGATTTTTGCTATTGCGTAGGCCGCCTAAACCTGTCAATGCTTCACATTGTTCTAATAAATCTGCTTGCTTCTTTATGATCTTATCAACATCGCCTGTGTCCACACTTATAGTCTCAACTTGACCTTGTGTTGCACGAACGATAGCACCTGCGTGTACAGGAATGCTCACGCCTTTATCGGCTCTGATGATAGTCTTGGCAAATTGTATTGATGTATATGCTTCACATT